GTGGCCGCTGGGTGAACCTGATGCTGGGCCACTTCGGGGACGACGGGGAACGCTTCCTGGGTCGGTGCATGGGGCTGGCCGAATCGTCGGCTGGCCTGGTGGCCACGTTCCGGCTGGCCCGGTCCCCCCCCCAGGCCGAAGCCGCCAGGGCCGGGGAGTTGCGCGGCTGGTCGGTGTCGGCCCGGGTCTACCGGTCCAGGTCGGTGGACGAAGGGGACCGACGGATCGTCTGGCGCGAAGTGTGCGGGCTGTCCCACGTGGCCGCCACCGCGGCCCCCCAGTACGCGGGGGCTGGCGTGGCCGTGGCCCGTGAACACGTCCTGATCGTGGGCCCGTCGGCCACCCCACGGCTGGACCAGGCCCGGGCCTTCCTGGACGAACTGAAGGCCATCAGGTCGGCCCACGCGTGACGCCGTGACGCTGATCCTGGTGGGCTTCCTGGCCATCGCGCTGATCGTGTGGCTGGACCAGCGGGACGGACGCGCGTAACGTCGGCCACGACATCCGAGCCGCCACCCAGGGCCCGGGTCACCCGCCACCCGGCCACTGAGCCGCCACCCGGGGACCTGACAGATAGCGGGCAACCTGCCACCCGGCCAGTACGTACATCGACTGGCAAGGGGCCCCGGCATGGGCGCATATCTGGACCGACTGAACGCCCAGTTTGACGAGATTCAGGCTGGCATCACGACCCTGGTGGACAGGGCCGCCGAAGACAACCGGGACGTGACCGACGCCGAACAGGCTCAGGTGGACCGGGACCGTGGACGGCTGACGGAACTTCAGGCCGCCATCGGGCATTACTCAGACATCGAAGCCCAGGCCGGGAAGGTCCAGGCCCTTCGGTCGTCCCTTCCGGCCCCCGTCATCACCCAGCGCGTCCAGGACCAGCCGGACAGCTATGACGTGGCGCGGGAGTTCCCCACGGTGGGGGACTACGCCATCACGGTCCACCGCGCGATGGTCCTTCGGGACCCCGCGGCCCGTGAGAAGTTGGACCGCGCGACGGCCCACCAGTTGCTGGCCGATAACCCCGGCATCATCCCCCGGCCCGTGGTCGGGACCCTGCTGAACAACATCGACAGCAGCAGGCCCTTCATCAACTCCATCAGCCGGAAGCCCCTGCCCGCTGGGTCCTTTGACCGTCCGGTCATCACCCAGCACGTGGCCGTGGACAAGCAGGCCGCTGAGAAGCAACTGACGGCCAGCCAGAAGATGACCATTGGCAAGTTGCCTGTCACCGCTGACACCTTCGCGGGCCACCTGAACATCAGCCGCCAGGACATCAAGTGGACCAGCCCCGGCATCCTGTCCATCGTCTTCGAAGACTTCGCCAACGTGTACGCGAACGCCACCGATAACGAAGCCTGTGAAGACTTCGCGGCCAGCGTCACCCAGACAGCCCCCGTGGCCACCTGGGACTTCGAAGGCATCAGCGCGGCTGTCTACACAGCCGCGGCCACGTCCCTGGGGGCCGTGAACCAGTTGCCGGACACCCTGTGGGTCAGCCCCGACGTGTGGGGCCGCCTGGGTGGCGTGGCCAGCAACCAGGGAACGGCCCTGTTCCCGTCCATGAACCCTGGCGGCCTTCAGGGGTCCCCGATGGGCTTCCGGCTGGTCGTGGATAAGAACTTCCCAGCGGCCACCATGATCCAGGGCCCTTCGAAGTGGGCCGAATGGTACGAAGACGTGGATGGCCTGATGCAGGTCGGGGAACCGGATGTCCTGGGCCAACTGGTCGGATATGCAGGCTTCGGCGCGTTCCTGAACGTGCTGCCCGCGGCCTTCACGAAGTTCACTGTCCCGGCCCCGGTGGGAACCACCCAGTCCGCGAAGAAGTAGCCCATGGCTGCCCCGCTGGACCTGGCCACGGTCCGGGCCTATCTGAAGGTCCCGGCCACCGTGCTGTCGGACCCTGACCTTCAGCGGATGCTGGACGCCAGCGCCGACGACCAGGCCGCCCGCTGTACGGTCCCGGACCCGTACCCGGACGCGCTGGCCCAGGCCCTACTCAGACGTGTCCAGCGTGAAGTGGCGGCCCGGAATCTGCCACTGGGGATGGTTGGCCTGGACGCGGCTGAGTACGGGCCCACCCGGCTGCCCTACCTGGACAGCCTGGTGGAGGAACACGAACGGGCCTACAGGGTTCAGGTGTTGGCCTGATGTCACTAGCCCACCCCCGAACCGCGGCCACGACCAGGGACGCCATCGTGGCTGTCCTGGACGGCATCCCTGGCCTGACCGGGTACAGCCTGGCCCCCGACCAGGCCACCGCTGGCGCGGCCTGGCCCCGGTGGGTTCAGACCACCTATGACGGGGCCCTTTGCACCCTGGCGAAGACCAGCTATGACGTGCTGGTCACCCTGCCCGGGGACTACGCCGAACACACCGTGGACCAGGGGGACGCCTTCCGGGACACGGTGGCCCTGGCCCTGATCCACCTGGGCCGAATCGACTACGCCGAACCAGTCGGGATCACCTTCAGTGATTCCCAGACCATGCCTGGGCTTCGCCTTCGCCTGGTCATCACCTGAGAGGAACCACGACCATGGCCGCTGGCGACACCTTCCCGCTGGGCCCCGGAACCCTGACCATCGGGGCCACCGCCACCCCCATCGACATCAGTTGTCTGGTGAATAACGCCGTCATCAGCGCTGAGAAGGACCAGGGTGACGAGACCACGAAACTGTGCGGGACCGTGAAGCCGGGGTCCGTGAAGTACACCTACACGCTGAGCGGGAACATGGACACCGACGTGGACGACCCCGCTGGGTTCTTCGCGCTGTCCCAGGCTCAGCCGGGGACCCCGCTGGACTACGTATTCACCCCGAATGACGCGGCGGGCACCGAAGCCGCGGGCCAGTTGGTCGTGGACCCGCTGGACTTCGGTGGCGACACGTCCGGGGAGACCATGACATCGGACTTCGAATTCGCCCTGGTCGGGAAGCCCACCTACACCTACGGCGGCGGGGCCGTGGCCTTCGAATCCAGCCTGGACGACAGTGGCCGCGTGGTGGTCGGACCCACCGCCGATGACGAGAAGTCCACGAAGTCCGGGAAGTCGAAGTCCGCCGCGTGACCGACACCGTGGAAGTGGACGGGGCCGTCCAGCTAACCGCTGGACTGGCCCGGTTCGCTGCCAGCCTGGAAGACCTGGACGCGGCGGAACTGGCCGCGGGCCGCGCCGTAGCCCAGCGCGCCGGCCGACTTGCCCCCGTGAGAACTGGGGCCCTGTCCAGGTCCATCACCGTGTCCACCGGGGACGGGGTGACCGTCGGGTCCGGCCTGCCGTACGCGGGGGTCCAGGAAGTCGGCTGGGCTGCCCGCAACATCCAGGCCCAGCCGTTCCTACGTCCGGCCCTGGCCGACGGGACCCCCGAAGTGGCCGCGGCCTACCAGGCCGAAGTGGAAGCCAACCTGAAGCGCGTGAAGGGGGTCTGACATGGGTGACGTGAAACTGACGGCCCCCCGGGTCCGGGTGGTCCGTGAAGGCTATGACGACCTGGTGATCCAGACCGATAACCGGGACCTGGTGCTGTGGGACCGGACCCGGGTGAAGCATCGCTGGCCCGCCTTCAGTGAAGCCGCCTTCCTGTGGCTGACGTTCCTGTCCTGGTCCGCGGCCCGACGCCAGGGGGCCATCCCGTCTGACTACACCTTCGAACGCTGGGAAGCCGAAGTCCTGGAAGTCGGGGACACGAACGAAGACGAAGACGACCCCGACCACGTGGGGGACGACGACCTGGGAAGCCCTACCCAGCCGGGTCCCGATCCCGGCTGATCGTGGAACTGGCGATGGCCACCGGGACCGCGCCAGCTAACTGGTGGGACGAACCCGATGAAGTCCTGGCCACCGCCATCCACCTACTGAACGAACAGGCCAGGAAGGGGGCCCGACGTGGCAAGCGTCGCTGACCTGGTTGTCCGGATCACAGCCGACACCCAGCGGGCCGTGGCTGGCGTGAAGGACGTGGAGAAGTCCACGGGCCGGATGGCTGGCGGGCTGAAGTCCGCGGCCCTACCGGCTGCCGCGGCCCTGGCCGGGATCGGCCTGGCCGCCATGAAGTCCGTGGATGCCGCGTCAGCCGTCCAGCAGGCATACGGGGCCCTGGACTCCATCTTCGGGAAGAACGCGGGCCAGATGAAGGCATGGGCCGACGGGGCCGCCGAATCCACCGGCCTGGCCGCGTCTGAGTACGCCGAACTGGCCAGCGTCATCGGCGCGCAACTGAAGAACGCTGGGACCCCCATGGAAGAACTGGGGGGCAAGACGGACGCGCTGATCCGTCAGGGGGCCGACATGGCCGCCATGTTCGGGGGGACCACCGCCGAAGCCGTGGCCGCCCTGTCGTCGGCCCTGAAGGGGGAAACGGACCCCATCGAACGCTATGGCGTGGCCGTGAAACAGGCCGACATAGCGGCCCGGATGGCTGCCGACGGGACCGACAAACTGACCGGGGCCGCTGCCAAACAGGCCCAGACCACGGCCCTGCTGGCCCTGGTGAACGAACAGACAGCCGACAGCGTGGGGACCTTCGCGGCTGAACAGGACAGCGCTGCCGGGTCCGCCCAGATAGCCGCGGCCCAGATGGAGAACCTTCAGGCCAGCATGGGTCAGGCCCTACTGCCGGTGGTGGCCATGCTGTCCACGTCCCTGGGCCTGCTGGCTGGCTTCGCCACGAAGAACACGAAGACCTTCCAGATTCTGGTGGGGGTCGTGGCGGCCCTGTCCGCGGCCATCCTGGTGGCAAACGCTGCCCTGAAGGTCCACGCCGTGGTGACCGGGGTGGCCGAAGCCGTGACGGCCAGCTATACGAAGAAAGGGATTGCTTTCAAGGTGGCCGAACTGGCCCGGGCCGCGGCCACCGGCATCGCCACCGCGGCCACCACCATCGCGGCTGTGGCCGTCCGGGCCCTGGGAATCGCCATCGCCTTCGCCACCGGGCCGGTGGGCCTCATCATCGCGGCCATCGCCCTATTCGTGGCCGGGATCGTCCTGCTGTACAAGAAGAACGAATCGTTCGCGGCATTCGTGGACGGGGCCTGGGCCGCCATCAGCGGGGCCGTGTCCGGGGCCGTGGACAAGATCGTGTCCCTGATGCGGGCCCTGCCCGACACCATCAGGGCCGCCTTCAGCGGGGCCGCCACCTGGCTGACTGGTGCGGGCCGGGCCATCGTGGAAGGTCTGGGGGCTGGCATCGAAGCCGCGAAGGCTTGGCTGATGGGGAAGGTTCAGGCCATAGCTGATTCCATCCCCGGCTGGCTGAAGAAGCGGCTGGGCATCGCCAGCCCGTCGAAGGTCACGGCCCTGATCGGTCGTCAGGTCATGCAGGGCCTGGAAGCCGGGATGGCCGACGGGGTGGCCGGGGTGAAGGCCATGGTGGAGAAGGTGGCCGCCACGGTCAGCGAAACCATGGCCGCGCGTTTCAAGTCGGACAAGCGGGCCGCGAAGGCCGCGCGCCAGGTGATGGCCAGCATCGAAGACGAGACTGAAGCCCTGACCCGGAACGCCCGGAAGCGCCAGGCTGTGTACGCCGACCTGGCGAAGGCCCGCGAAGACCTGACGAAGGTCCAGGACGAACGGAAGTCCTACGCCGAAGGCATCACGAACGCTGCCGCGGCCTTCGGGGCCATCACGAACCTGGCGGACAAGGAAGCCACCACCGCTGACGCCATCCTGGCCGATATGCGGGCCCGGGTGGAGAAGGTCGGCCACTTCCAGGCTGTCCTGGCTGGCCTGGCCGCTGGGGGCCTGTCCCAGAACACCATCGCGGCCATGGCCGCCGCGGGGGTCGAAGGTGGCCTGGCCGTGGCCGAAGGTCTGGCCGCTGGCGGGCCCGCGGCCATCGCTGAAGCGAACGCGCTTCAGGCTCAGCTAGACACCAGCGCGGCCACCCTGGGGACCGACACGGCCACCACGATGTACGCGGCGGGGGAACAGTCCGCCCAGGCCCTGGTGGACGGCCTGGTCCTGGACCAGGAACGGCTGGACAAGCGCGCGAAGGAACTGGCCGAACAGATGGCGAAGGCCATCAAGAAGGCCCTACGCCAGGCCCTGAAGAAGGGGACCGGTGGCGGGGGTGGGGACGGGAACGGGAACGGGTCCGGAACCCTGTCCCTGGTCCCGGCCCTGGCCGCCCAGTCGGTGGCCCCCGCTGTCCCCACGGCCACTGGACGGGCCGCCAGCACAGCCGCGGCCCCTGGCCCCACCATCATCGTGAACGGGGCTGTGGACCCCGAAGCCACCGCGCGGCAGATACGCCGAATCCTGGCAGGCCATGACCGACGGATGGGACTGGCGGGATGATCGGCCAGCACGTGGTCACAGTTTGGCCGGCCGACCTGGAAGCCCCCGCGGGACCCGGGTCCGACATCAGTTGCCTGGTGGACGAAGTGAACATCCGCCACGGCAGGAACGAAACCGCGAACCAGGCCGAACCGTCATCGGCCACGGTGGACTTCACGGTGGGGCCCGGGGCCCCGCTGCCTGCCGTGGTGGACATCGGGGCCTGGCTGGTGGTCACCACCACCGTGGCCGGGTCCACCTTCACCCGGTTCACGGGACGGCTGACGGATATGGCCATCGGCTGGGATGACGCTGGCGAAGACACCCCCGACGCTGGGGTGGGCCAACTGGTGGCCGTGTCTGTGCTGGCCGACTACGCCAGACGGATCGTGGGGGACGAACCGTTCCCCCAGGAACTGGACGGGGCCCGGGTGGCCCGGGTCTTCGCGTTAGCTGGCGTGGACCTGGACCCCGCCTTCAGCGACCCTGGCGTCCTGGAAGTCATCCCCCGTGACGTGGACGCCAGGGCCGCCCTGGAAGTGGCCGAAGCCACCGCCAGGTCCGCTGGCGGACTTATCTGGGAAACGACCGACGGCCAGATTCGCTACGCCGACTCAGAACACCGACGTGGCGCGGACGTGGACCTGGAACTGGACGCTTGCGACATCCTGGTGACCCCCACCTGGTCCCGGAACCTGTCCGGGATGGTGAATGAGATATCCCTGGGCTACGGGGTGGCCACCCCCGCCGACGGGGACACCCCGGCCAGCGATGCCCCCAGGCTTCGGGCCGTGAACACCGACAGCCAGGCCCGATGGGGCCGGTACGAATACAGCGTGACCACGGAACTGGCCACCGAAGCCGACGCCACCGCCATGGCCAGCCTGATCCTGACCCAGAACGGAAGCCCCGTCTGGATGCTGAACGCGCTGCCGGTGGACGTGTTCGGCCTGGACGACACCCAGACCACGGCCCTGCTGGGACTGGACGTTCACAGCCTGGTCCGGGTGGTGGGGCTGCCAGCCGTCGGGACCACCCCCACGTCCGTGGCGGCCTGGGTCGAAGGCTGGTCCGAACGGCTGGCCTGGGCCGTCCATGACCTGGACATCACCGTGTCCGACTACTGCCGGACGGCCCCGCCACCACGGTGGGACGACCTGGACCCGGCCACCACCTGGGACGCCACCCCCGCGAATGTCACCTGGGATTCCATCGCCTGTACAGGCGGACCCACCCTGGACATGGGCCGCTGGGTGGACGTGGCCGCCACCACCAGGTGGGACCAGGTGGACCCGGCCCTGGACTGGGACGAAGCCGTCGGGGGGGTGCCCGTTCCGTGACGCCACCGCTGACCATGCCGAAGCCGGACGAACGGGCCCCGACCAGGACCGCCGCGGCTGGGACCGGTCCGGCTGGACCCGCTGGACCGACAGGCCCCGCTGGCCCGACAGGCCCTGCCGGACCGAAGGGGGACCCAGGGGCCGCGTCCACGGTCCCAGGCCCCCAGGGCCCCGCTGGCCCGACTGGACCCGCGTCCACTGTGCCCGGCCCGGCTGGTCCCCAGGGACCCCAGGGCCTGAAGGGGGACACAGGGAACGCGGGCCC